GTCGCAGGCTTATTAAAAAAACGACCTCCTTTGGCTAGGTTACAACGCCTGCAAATTGAGGCACAGTTAAACTGATCGAATGTACTGCCACCTTTAGAGCGTGGATATATATGATCTACTTGGTCAGCTTCACCACCACATACATAACAGATATAGCCATCACGTGCTAGCACTGCTAAGCGTAGGTCTTTCCACTTCTTAGTGCCTATCTCATCTTTCTTATTCAATACCAACCCTTAATCTTATGATGTGCTAATGCATTACAAGGATTAGAATAGCGTGCTTTGATATAATTAAGTTGCCATTCTATTTGTTTATATCCATCTACTCTTGATAAGTACTCAGACCTACCTTGTGGTATACCGTAATGACTACCGTTCTTAGCTTTAGGATTCCATCTAGATTCTTTGTAGTTTAATTCATCTAAGCAATAGAACTGATCTATATCATTTAGCTGTATAAATGCCCATTGACGGTAATGATTTGTCTTATCTAATGCAACGGAATAATCTTTTAAAAAGCAACTGATAAATGCAATTAGCATAAAGGTCGCCCAAACTCTGCGCCTTCCGAGTCTAGCCCCTGGCGACTCAGCTTTTCGATTTAAGATCGAACGCTTTCTGTTCAGGGTAGCATGGCATGTCAAATCACGCAAGGATTTCGACCAATGTGCAAATTTTAAAATCATCAAGCTCCATCCAAGTTTCATCATAACCAGCTTCCAATTTGTCCTCCAAGGTACTCAGTAAATGCAGGCGGAATAGCCTCGACTAACTCAGTCCATATAGCCCAAGGCATACCCATGGCATCACGGGCTTCATTTATTGTGGCAGCAGTTTTACCGCCTTGAGGTATCTCATCATTTAGTGAGCCATAAACACCTATTGGCCTACCTTGTAATTTATGGTTGCATACAGAGCCAATTAAAGCCATGTTACTCTCAAACAATCTATGCCTACGCACCTTGAGCCCAAAGGATGAGCCACATAACTGTATAGGATTTATTAAGGGGCTACCTGGCACATTCTCAATTATGTAAGGTTTACCCGATTCTATCAATGCTGCTCTAGTCTCTGGTATTAAATCTAACTTGCTTGTAGTTTTACCCTGCGCGTTACGTAGGTGCTTAGTTATGCTGTGTGTTTGACAAGGTGGGCTGGCATGTATTACATCAAACTGATCTAAATAATTTTTATCACGCAATACATCTAATACATCTGCTCGGACATAGGTGTAAGGATATCGCTTGCCATGTTTAAGATCTACACCATGCACCTCGAAGCCAGCTGCAGCATAGCCAGCACTTGCACCGCCTACGCCACAAAATAAATCTAATAACTTCACTTAGCCCCTATCAATGCACAAGTGTGGCAACCGCTATTTAAAAACTGCCAGCCACCACACTGCTTGCACCTATGCAAGTCACTATCTGGAATATGCAAAGCCTCAGCTATATTCTTAACGCCAACACAGCCACAGTCCATGCACTGGTATGCTTTAAATCCTTCGGGCGTATCTAATTGATCCAGCCATAAGAACTCGGTTTTACGATCACAGCCATTACACTTAAATTTTGTGTACATGTGATAAAATCCCCTTCCTTATTGTCTGCAATGACACTGAGTACATACCAAATACTGTCCATCATGTAATAATCTGTCGTCATTACAAGATACACATCTATCGGTGCTGAGGTTTAGGCTTTCTTTATCGTTTTCCATGCGTAATGTAAAGCCTGAACCGTTTCTAACTTCAATAAATCCCATTATTCCTCCTTTCCTTGTGGAAAGAACCATGCGCCAGTTGAATCTTGTTTGGCCCACACGGCATGCTCTTTAATACGATCTAAACACAAGTACCCGTAGTACGGTTTCCCGTTGGTCTTAGATACGCCTGTTACTAAGTTATTACCTTTAGAACAGCATGCTGGTGGTGCTTTAGGTGGTGTCACACTTGCAGCTTTAACCCAGTCTTCATTACTTATAGGCAAAGGATCTGTGCGATCTATTGAAAAGGTTTTTGCTACAGCTTGTTTTTCTTTGACTCTAACCATCTCTTCTCGACTAGGTCCATTCTTTTCAGTACCGATATTAGCCACTTTAAAAGCAACTCCTCGAGCCGAAGTCGCACAATTTTCAAGCGCAAAGTCACGATTAACACCGCGATCCGATATGACTTCTTTGGCTTCGCCTGTTGCGAATGGTTTTTCGTCAGCGTTGTCCCTAAATAATTCACAAACAACAATGACTCTAGTGTCTGACTCCGAGATAATCCTCGTTCGTACTGCTCCATTTGGGTACCTTTCCCAGAATATATTTGATCTTTCTTGAACCGTGGTGTAATCATCTAAATTAAATGCCATTAGTCTTTCCAATCGTCTGAGTCGTCTTGCATGGCATCTGTAATGCTTTTTGCAATTGCAAGGTATGCGATGGCATCTTCGTAATTGTCAACGTACGCAGCATCTTCAGCTTGTCTGCTGATTTTGACCAACGCCATACAAATTGCAACCTCGTTTGGTTGAATTGGATAACCCAAATAAGCACTCCACAATTCGGCAATCCTTTTGTGCTGAGAAATTGGGTGCCCATAACTGACACCTCGCGCATGAATAGTTTTGACGACATTATCTAATAGCTGTTCAGTTGTTGTCGGCATTAGTTTTGCTATCTGTCATTCTGCGATGCATGTCAAAGCCGTCTTTGCGGCCTTTCCAATAACCTGACTGGAATGCATTATCTTTAATTGTTTCATAAACGCCCCAAGCAATTAAATAACCCAGGATGCTATAAAGCACTAACCAGGGCGCTGTTGTCTCTATCATGCGTTCACCGCCACTTGCTGATTTTGTAGCCAGCATGGACTTACATAATTAGTTAGCAATACCCAGCCACCAGCATCATCGCTGTGAGCTTCTGATAAGCCACGTATGCCACCAATACCATTTAAAAATGCCTGTGCAATTTTTAATGATGCATAATCATCAAACCAGTATGCAAACTTCCAAGTAAATACTGGCATTGGATCAAAGCGATCAGCTTGCTTTTCCCAATCTTGACCACGCCACTGCATTGAATTAACCCATAAACGCTCAAAATCTGTAGCGTTAATTTGTAGTTCTATTTTCATATAGCCCTATCTATGCTCACATACTTTGTGGCATAGCAATAGTGTCGCACGTGTGTACGACTTTGTGGGTTATTTTGGGGCGTATTTGTATAACGATTAGGTAACGATGTTACCCGTAATACCGCCCGAGAGCTGTAAATGAGCCATCCTTATTGATCGGCACTAACGTGGGTGTTAGCGTCTTTCCTACGGCTTCTAGTATAGCAATACCCATCTGCCAATTCGCGCTTCCGTAGCGGATATAAGAGGCTTTTTTTCTATCCATAAGATTACCTACCTCAACCCCATACAAAGGCCTGTAATGGCTTCCTATGGCTTCTGTGTAGGCACTCATGCCCAGTCTATGACTATGTCCTGCTATGACCGATTTGCCCCATTTTTTAGCAAGGTTAAGGGCTGTGATACCTGCGTGCTGACTCATGCTGCCTTCATCGCCATGTGCTAATACCCAGCCAGGGTGAAACTCGTATGCAGTCTTGTGATAATCAATGCCCATAGATGCAAAGTCCATAAACTTAGGATATTGCAGCTCTGGTAAACCTATTAGACCAGGTGCTTTTAGTAAAGTGCTATAAAGGCGATCAGTATGATTACTGCGGATAACACTAGCCTTTTTGCTGTACTCGGTAAGATCCCATAATATGTCTTGACAAGCTGCACGATCTTCGTTAAGAGTTTGACTGTAAGCCAAAGGTGTGCCATCGGCCCACTTGCTAATTGTTTGAAAGTCGATCTCATCGCCAACACATAAAACTTCGTCAAACTTTTCGCGTCTTGCAAGTTTAATGACGTTCTTGACTGCCTGCTCATGATGGTATGGGATTTGTAAATCTGATATTACGAGCCACCTAATCGTCATCTTCTTCCGTAGGATCGATACTAGGTATGATGCCGCCATCACCAATAACCCAGTCTGGCATAGTCGCTCTGTCTGATACAAAATACAAGCTACAGCTCTCACTAAAGCCAGCCTTACGTGCAGCCTTATAGATCTCATTCATCGCAATATAATGCTGATCTAACTTAGATAATGGCTCAGGTGATTTACGCACCACGCGCCTATTGATCTTCTTTCGCTTACGTCTTGTATCAGCCATGTGTTTATTGTCTCTTAACTATTAGAGAATATAGATCATCAACACGCTGCTCTAATCTAGTTAATTGATCCTTCATGCTAGATCCACCATTAGGGCGTAACTCGTTAAGCCAGCCTTTAACTATAAAACGTAATCCGATTAGCCCGCCTGATAGCACAGCTATAACGCCAGCGCCAAAGCCAACCCATTCTGTAGGGGTCATGCTTCATCTGCACCGATGCCATAAACGGAATCTGATGCATCTAAAGCCCTAGCCGCTGGGCCTGCAAGTGCGGCCACTACCACTGATATAACTGGGTCAAGTCCTAACTCATTACTAGCTAAGAATGTCAAGAATGACACCAATACGCCACGTGCATAGGATTTAAGTATTGCCTTCTGCTTTTTACTTATCTTCATATTTTGCCTCCTAGTAGTGGTATATCAAACGGCTTGCTATCTTTATCGCCTAACTTTGTAAAACTAACATGGACATGTTTTAAATGTTTATTAAATCCGTTATATTTTCGCCATTTAAATCTAAGTATTTTGCTAGCGATCATGCCATTATGGATTATGTAAGATATGCGTTTATCGGATTTAGCGCATTCTCTGATTTGGTCAGCCAAATATATTGAGAGCCCTTCGGATGTATCCAAGCGAGAATCAATATCAATGGCTCGTACACACCCATTTGTGTCTGGATTATGATCGGATGCATTTCCTTTTTTGGCATGACGAGAGTCGCCCAGCCATCCATCAGCGGTAGTCCTACGATCACTGAACCAAAAATCAATCTGGTCTCTTAACTGTGTACCAGCTGCACATAGCCAAGGCTTCATTATGAAAGAAGTAGTCGTGCTTCCTCAGCTGTAATGCCAAGTTTGCTTAACAATGCTGCTTTAGCAGTTGCCTTTGTTTCTTCTTCGGCTTTAGCTTCATTTTGTAATTCTATATCTGCTTGCCAAACAGCATATTCAGCATTAGTCATTTCTCTATCAATGACTTCATTTGTTTTTGTGTTGTGTATTCTTATCATAGGTTTAGTCATTATTTAACTCCGTAAAGTAGAACTGTGCCACCAGTAAAAGCTGTTGGCGAGGTAATTGTGAAAGATGAGATGGCTGAATTATCAAACCAAACTCCACCATGAGTTCCAGCCCAATAAGTGCTAGGGGCAACTAGATATCCTACGCTTCCATAACAGGATTTTACTGATGATGTACTTGCATATTGAATCCAATTTAATATAAATGCATTATCAGTTGCACCTGCTTTAATATTTGTATGAGTTTTGAATCTTGTTTGATCGAGAATACCCCCTTGTGTTGTACAAACAACAAATTGAGTATTACTGGTGTCCCCATTTGGATTTACAAAAAGCGGATTATTTGTACCATTATTAACATTTTTAATAACCATCTGTAAATTGTTGTAAGTTTGATCTATTGATGAAATTGTTGTAGTTGTTCCAGATAAAGTAGTAGTAGATAATAAAGTCATACCGCCGCCTGCAGCAGCACCCCCAGCACCTTTAATAAATATAGCCGCTGAAGTGCTAGTAAAATCTAATGTGCCACTTTCATATTGCGCTAATGCTAATGATGCGGATGAATTAACTGTGGCTGTTCCAGCTGTTATTGTGCAGACTCCAGCGCCTAAATTTGTTATCTGTACTGTGTCACCTGCTGCAAACAAAGCTGTGTTTACAGTTATTGTCGTAGCACTTGCATTAGACATAGAGATCGCTGTACCAGCATCGGCAGCAACTAATGTATAACTTGCAGTCTTAGCAGACGCAGCACCGCCTAGCATCGCTGTCTGTTGCAGTGAAGTCATCTGTGCAGCTGTTAATACCTGCCCAGTTGTAAACGTTTGTTTTGCCATGATACCCCTTAGTAACTTAGGACATTATAGTCTAAAGTGCCATAAATCGTGTCATTTAGGACAAGCGAATCTAAGACAGCTTCTAATGTCGTGAACGTAGTTTTCCAACTATTCGGTGTTATGTTCATTCTTACACCAAAAATCTGTAGGGTCTTCTCTAACAACGATCCGCCTGGCTGGGTAGTAATGATAGTTATAGGGTCAAAGAAATCTAAGTCTAAGGCTGCAATTACGCCTGTGTCATAGTTAGGCGTGTATAGGTCTAGGACTATGGCATCACATCGAATAGTGGTCTCAGCTCTACTAGCTACATAAGCCTGAGCATAATCTAGGGCTACTGCATCGGTCTGCATGAGTAAGTTGTCTTGAAAGTAACTATGAAGAAAATATTTGTCTATGCTATTTTGATTTTCGGCAACCATCGGTGTGCCACCAGTTCTCGTAATTGTGGCTTTGTTAAATATAAGCACATCATTTAATAGCCAACTTGCATCGTAATAAACTATGCCTGTGCCATTATCTGCAAAAACTGTAGGTGTGTCACTAATAGATCCAGCCGTGACCGTTCTATCTTGAAATACAAATAACCCATAGGCATCTACATATAAAGCACCATATTCGGATGTAGCCACAGTAGTTAATGCCTGTAGTGCTGTTCTATTAGTAGCAGGATCGTTTTGAAGCGTAGTTAAACCAGCGTCTACATCACGCATACTTGCTGGCCATGAAATTGTATCTAGTATTTGATTAACGCGTGTGCCTGATAAATCACCAGCACTAGCACCTGTAACTGTGCTGATCTGTGCTAATTGCGCAAGTCTGAACGCATCAACAGCTTCTATTGTGGTTGTTGCTAGATCTGCAGATGATTCATCTGGGTATGTAGTTACATAACTTGTAATAAATCCAGAGAAGATAGGATATGTGACACCGTTATAGGTTGCAGTAATCTGCACCTTTTTCATTGGTGTTAAAAGTCCTGCAAATGGTCCGCTGACGTTCTGGGGATTGAAGTCGCCATTCTGATCTACTATACGTAAACTTAGTGAGCCTGTCTGAAATTGATCTGATAGCGCAGTACGACCTCGATTGGTTTCAATACGATTAATCCTATTAGATATGTCTACAACAACAGATGTAGTATCGGCTAATATGTTAGTACCTAGTATTCCTTGATCTAAAATTAAAGTCTGCGCAATAAATGGCCCAGTGCTAAAGTTTATGAATGCATTGATTACTGGTATTGCCATTAAGGTAGTCCGCCATTAGGACTTGTGTTGTAGCCGCTACGTCCAGCAACTTGAATACTTTCTGCCATAAGTTGAGCAAACCTGTCACCAGATGGACTGCTAACAGTTAGATTAACATCTACCGATCTATTACCAGATTCTCTAGCTCTTTCGGTTGCTATTTCTGACACGTTCATCCCAGCATAAGAAGATGATCCAACTAATTGAGTTGCCAGATCTTGAAAATAAGCGGCTGGTAATGCTGCAGCAGCAGTTGGCACATTTGTTGTTGATGAAGGCATACCAAATTGAGCGTTAATTGCTGATATTTGAGCATTTATTCTATTGATTAAAGACCTAACTTGAACTAACGCAAACTCTGTAATACTCATACCAGCTGATTTTGCCTGTTCAGCTAGTTTTTTTAATGCCTCTGCCGCTTCTATTTCTGCCAATATCTTTTTAGCCAAAGCATCGTTATTGTCAAGTATGGCAAGTTGAGCCTTTAGACGTAATTTAGTTTCTTCATCGGTGGCATTGTTTAACGCTGCAGTTAATCCAATACGTTCTAAGTCAAATTTCTTCTTTAATTCTTCTACGTTCTTATTCTCAATAGCGTTTTTCTTTGATAATAAATCATATTCGGTTTTTTTAGCTCCTGCTAATTTAGCCTCTATGCGAGCATTTAATATTCTTATTCTGGCTAATGCAGAGTTCTGTTCTGGACTTACTGTTCTAGCACTAGTTAATGCTCCACCTATTGCACTAGTACCTATAATACCCATAACAGCAATTAATGCTTTAGGACTCTTACTTGCAATAGCTAGAGCTAATAAACCTGCTTTGAATGATGGATTAGCTACTAGATCACTAAACTTTTTAATTAACTTTGCCATTTCTACAGTGGCATAAGCTATGTTGTCGCCCATATTTTCAAAGTCTGTTGCCAACCCAGCAACTGAACTATCTTCACCAAGTATTGTTAATGCATCTACTAAACCTCTACCAATAGCTTTTGTTGCTTCGTCTGCACCTTTTGCAAGTACATCCATTTTGCCTGAATAGGTATCTAAACGTGCTGCGGCTTGACCAGAAAAACGGGCTTCAAGTGCTGCCATGATTTTATTCATGTCACCTGTAGCAATTATACTTTCATCAATACCGGTGTTTAGCCCTTTGATTGCTTTTGTTTGTCCTCTAACACCAGCGGAGATAGCACCGACTACAGTGTTTAGATTCTCACCAGTACCTGCGCTAATGTTTAATGCAGCTTCTAATGATCGCTGTGCTAGATCTACTGATCCAGTAACGTTTAATAATGTCTTAAATGGTGTGCGTAAGTCGGTAAGTATTGCGTAGGTTTTCTCTAAGCTCTTTACGTAATCTTCAACCTCAGTAACTCTAAATGCGTTGCCTGTGTTTTCTAATTGTGTAGCTAATGATTTGGCTGCAAGCTGATCTTCTGCAAATGCTTTAACTGCCTTCTTGCTAAATGAGACTATTGCTGCAGCACTAAATGCCACGCCAAATGTTCGTGCTAAACCTTGTAATTGTTTGTTAAATACAGATACATCTTGCTTGGCTTTTCTAAGAGCCTTACCATTCCAGGTTGCTAATGCCGAGACTACTACATTGGCCACTATGCAACCTTCGTAACTTCTGTGGCTTTGTTAAAATCTATAGCCTTTGTATTTATTGTTTTAACTATTGCTTGGTAAATTCCAGGACTCTTTTTAGCCCAAGCCTTATAGATTAATCGACCTTTAGTCTTACGTGTGCCACTACGTACGCCTGGTAATTTAGGCTGAGAAGTCAAAGGTTCTAATGCACTTACGAATTGATAACCTGCAAATGGATTGTTTGAATTGTAAGAACGTGTGGCTCTAGATCTAGTTTTACGAGTTTGTTCTTTTTCAAAAGCAACGACTCCGCCCCCTTCATGGATAGAAGTAAATGGCGCACGACCTTGTGGATTAACTCGGCCTGCAGTCTCGTAGATACGACCAGCTGCGCTTATATTGTAGACATAGTTTTCTACTTGAAAACCATTCTTGAATTTTCTGTTTTGTCCTTCTTTGTAACCTATGCCACCTTTAACCATAGCAGCTTCATATTTAGGAAATGGTCTGTAATCTACTTGTGATGAGATTGGTTTAGACCAGCCAGATAACATCTCACCGTTACCAGGCACATCACTCTTAGCTGAAGACTCAACATCACGCATTAAAGGCCCAAGAACAGTTTTAATGCGGTTATACATATCATCATCAAAAAACGATAAACCTTTTAGGACATCTTCAACGCCTACGACTTCGGCTGGCATTTTTGATCTCCCTACTTCTATCCGTTAATACCTGGACTATTGCCCTAAGCATTTCGGAATCCATTTCAATAAATTCTTTAGGAGGGATCCCCAGTTCTACGGATAGCGCTGCTATCGTATAGATTGTAGAATCCCTCTGCGTTATTTTTTTTCTTCGTCTAATACCTCGACAGTTTCTAAGCTGTCTATAAATTCTGTACCAAATAAAGGTACGGTGATACTAGCTCTACGTAAGCACTCCCAAGCTAACCAATAAATATGAGTCTGTTGCTCATGCTCACGTAGCATTTTGCTAATACCATTTTGCCATTTCACTTCAAACGCGTATTCAACTCCTGGGGTTATTTTATGTTCTGTAACTTCCCCATTAGCCCTAGTAATTTTTAGCGTTGCCATTGTTACTCCCTTATTAGAACGCCACTGATGACGATACTGTTAATGCGGAGTTTAGCGTAAAGGTAACGCTAGAACTAGCAATTTCAGAAACGCCGCCTGTACCAATTGGGGTAAGGTTATTGACCAAAATGCTAAATTGATATGAAGGGTTAGCAGCTGATACAGCTGTGCCTTTAACAGTGATTACAGATACTGAAAGGGTTTGTCCAAATGCAGCATTTAGTGTCTGCATAACCTGTGAGCTTGCCCAGTCATTGATAAAGTCCACGGTAAATGTGCCAGATTGCAAACCAGCTGCGAAGCGGTGTGCTGTATCTGACATTGTTGTAACTTCAAGTTCATCTATGATCTGATTAATAACTGCGCTGGTGACATAAGAACTAATGTCAATAGATGGTGTAGTAGGCGCAGCGGCAGTAGCCAGTTTAACGCCTACATTGTTATTTAAGTATATGGCCATGTTATTCCTCTTCTTTTTTAGTTTGTGCGGTTGGTTTTGGTGCTTCTTTTATTTGGCCTATCTTTATTAAGAAGGCTAAATCGTTTGCTTCACTCATTTTAGCTCCAGCTCGTTAGGATTGATACGGTGATGTCGGATGTTAATAAATCTCCACTTGCCACACTTGTGATAGCTGGAGCAGAGACACTTGATATATTTAGCACCAAAGATGATGCGTTTAGTTTAGTCACAACAGCAACAATAAAATCTTCTATGCCTGCAAGGTTACCCTGGTTATCTAGGGCTGGTACACAGATCATTAAGCGAAAGTTTGCTAAAGGTGCGATGTTTATTTGCTCGTTATTAGAAGGCGTAAGATACGGCTCACTAGGAGTTATCACAATACTATTTGGAATTAATGTGGCTGGTGGGTAACTAAATATATTCCATACACCAGTGTTAGTTAGATCAGTTGCAAGTGTAGATCTAAGTGTGGTAATTGCCGCTGGCATTAGCCCACCATTGTGTTAGGACTGGAGTAAGGTGCTATGAGACCTCGTACTCTATTTATAAGCTGGTAGCCCATGGCGTAACGATTGGGGCTCATGCCGTCCATACCGTTGCCCCCGTTCTGAGACACTTGACGTGCTTGGAAGCAGTCCACTGCAATTATCATGGCTGCTTGATTCACAGCTGGGACTAAATTGTATGCAGCTGTTTTGTAGCCAGGTCCAGTAGCGAGACCGTATGGCAAGATACGATGGAATGGATCATCTGCATTTACTTTAGCAAATTGAATAATTGAATAACCACTAGGGTAATTGCTGAATGCGTATGTACTCCAAAATGCTGTACCTAATGATGCCGGTACTGTTGAGCCAGGATATGCGCCTGTAAGAGTATGTGTGCCGTTATAAACACCAGAACCTGATGCGCTAATAGTTATGCTTTGACCAGTTACAAATATGCCAGGATTAGCAAGAACAACACTAGCAACGTTATTACTTATACTTGCACCGACTACTGGTGCATTGTTAAACCAAAGGTATGAGTTAAGTAGGTCTTCTGATGTTTGACAAATAGATTCTAAATCGGCATCGGAGTAGAGAGAACCAATTCCAAGATTAGTTCTTAGCTGACTTACAGTCACGTAACTAGCGGCCATCTCTACTCCTTTGCAATAGCTCCTTAGGGCTAGGGCTACTAAACCCTAAGGATTCTTAATGTGTTGCTCTTATTACGCTGTCATGTTGTAGCGTTGTAGGCCACCAGAGACAAGTGTCTTTGTTGCCAAGTATCCGTACAGCATCAGTTCGATCTCGCCTGATGTTGGTACGTTTGTTGAAAGTCGTAGTACTGGGCTTTCATAGATTGCAATTGCTGATGGCACGATAATAAATGCTGAATCATCAATAGTTGTAGATACCATGTTGGCATCAACATATAGATCTAATCCAAGTACATTTCCACGTAGTGAAGTTGGTGATGAAGTACCACCAGCATTCATTGGATTTTGTGAAGTAAAGATTGGTCGGTCAGTTGAATCTTTAGCACCAATTAATAGTGACCACTGTGAAGTACCAGCGATGTATGCAGTTGCTAGGTCACCTGTTGCTGCGTATGCAGCTGGGCCAGCTTGTGCAATAAATGCTTGAATACCTAAGTAGGTAGTAGCTTGTGATGTTGCAAGAGTTCCACCAGATGTAATCTCAGCAATTACTGCTGCATCTGTTGCCTTGTTATAGGCACGTGTCATGTTGTCAAGCATTGCTTGGAAGAATGCAGGATTATCGCTAGACCTCTCTAAAAGCTCAACGCTGTAGCGTTGTAATCCAGCGTACTTCTTAACAGTTGCATTTACGTATGCAGATACGATACCTGTCTCAGATGGACCAGCACCTTCTGCAGTCTCTGCAACGGTACCTGAAGTTGTAATTTTAGGATGTGAGATAGTCATGCCAGAGTTAGGAATAACTTTTGCTCCGCCACATGCCTCAATAGTTGGACGTGTACCGATAAGAGTATCGATAACTGTTGTTGCATAAGAAACCGGAGAAAATGCCGGATTAGTTGTGAACGAATCGTCTGCAGCAGTTACTCTTTGTGCTTTGGCATCTTCGCCTCTTACCCATAGACCAGCTTCGTGATCTCCTAATTGTGCCTTAACTGCATATTGCAGATATTTGGCTTGTGAATTGATTGGCGTACGTGGCTCAGCATAGATAGCAGCACTAATCGTTGGACGTGCGGCTTCTACTGGAGCAACCTCTGCCGGTGTAACAGTTGGCTCTGGAGTTGTATCCAAGATAGCCTCACTTTCCGTAGTAGTTGGTGTTGCATCTGCTTCGCTTTCGCTTGCAGCAACTTTAG